CTGCTGGTCGCGCTGCCATTCTGCGGCAAAAGACGCTGGATGGCCTGCCGATTTCTGTCGGCAATGCCATGAAGCTTCTGGTGGGCCCGAGCCTCGAATTGCCCGCGCGGCAATTGACGGTGAGTGTCGGTGCCACACAGATCAGCCACGCCAATATCTATGCGGGCTTTGTCCAGCCGCTGGTCGAACCGTTGATCCCGAATAACCGCTGGTACCTGTTTGCCGATCCGCCGACGGCGCCTGTCTATGTCTATGGCTATCTGAACGGTGCCGAGGGACCGCAAGTCACCACCGGCCCGGTCTCGGGCGTGGATGGTGTCGAAGTCAGCGTGATCTTCGACTTCGGCGTCGGCGCCATCGATTGGCGCGGGGCTTGGTTCAATCCGGGCGTGTGATCGCTCCCAACCCCTTTCATCATCGCAATTTCGCAACGGGCGTCCTTCGGGGCGCCTGTTGCGTTTCAGGAGAACAATTCCATGCGTAACTTCATCCAGCCGGGCAATAGCCTGGCCATTGCCGTGCCCTATGCGACGGGCGTTAGTGCTGGCCAGGGTGTCCTGGTCGGTGCGCTGTTCGGCGTCGCCGCCGTGGATGGCGTGCAGAACGCCATGATCGAGGCCGCGACCGCGGGCGTGTTCGACCTCACCAAGGAACCGGCGCTCGCCATCGGCGCCGGTGTGCGGGTGTTCTGGGACAATACCAATCGCCGCATTACCGCGACCGCCGCTGGTAATTTCCAGGTGGGCATCTCCACCCAGGCCGCACTTGCCGCTGATGCCACCGTGCGTGTCTGGCTCAACCGCGTTCCGGCGGCGGGGGCGTGAGCATGACGAACCTGCTGGCGCGCGATCACGAACGCATGCAAGGCGTGCATGCCCATCTGGTGCGTGTGGTAATCGAGGCACGTAAGGCCGCGCCCTTCATTGTGCTGGAAGGGCTGCGCTCCCGCGAAAGGCAAGCGAAGCTTGTAGCACTCGGTGCATCGCGCACCATGAATAGCCGGCACCTGACCGGCCATGCTGTGGATCTCGGCTATTGGCTCGATGATGGCGATGGCGTGCCGGAGAATGGCGAAATCCGCTGGGATTGGCCACTTTATGCGCAACTGGCCAGCGCCGTGAAAGGGGCGGCACAGAAACTTGGTGTCACCATTACCTGGGGCGGTGATTGGGCGAGCTTTCCCGATGGCCCGCATTTCGAATTGGATCGGGGGAAATACCCATGATCGGTGCATTGCTGCCCGCGCTGGTGCCGATCCTGGGTGATGCGCTGAAACGCCTATTCCCAGATCCGGAGGCGCGCCAAAAGGCTGAGGCGGAATTGAACGCCGCCTTGCTCGCACGCGCGGGCGAATTGGAGAAAGCCGCCGGCGATATCATCAAGACCGAAGCGCAGTCGGAGCATTGGCTCGCTGCCTGCTGGCGGCCGATCCTCATGCTGACCTTCGGCTTGTTGATCGTCGCACGCTGGCTCGGCTGGTCGGCGCCCGGAATCAGTGAGGCCGAGGCGCTGAAACTATGGAACATCGTCGAGATTGGTCTTGGCGGCTACGTCATTGGCCGTTCCGCCGAAAAGACGCTGCCGCGCATTGTGGAAGTGCTTAAGCGATGAGCGCCTTTGATGCGGCCATGGCCAGCCTGATCGCTGATGCGCATCTCGGCGTGGATGCGCAGTACCGCCAGGGCGGCACAGGCGCACCGATCCACCTGCGCGTGCTGCGTTCCTCGCCCGACCGCATGGCGGATGCATTCGGGACAGAGGTGATTTCAGCCAGCGATATTCTCTCACTCGCCATCGCGACGCTGCCTGACATCATGGCGGGCGACACCTTCTTGATCGGCGGCGAAGTTCTCACCGTCCGCCACGCCGAACGCGACGCCACCGGCACAGCCTGGCGCATCTTTTGCCAACGATAGGCACGCGGCATGAGGCTTGGCGCGCAGCTTGTCGGCGATCTACGCAAGATGCTGGCAGAAGAACTGCGCGCGGGCGAACGCGCCGCCATGACCGCGATCCGAACAGAAACCGCCGAAGTCAAAGCCGAACTCCGCCAGCAAGTGACCACCGCCTTTGCCGGCAATGCGCGCGGCATCGCCAATGCCTGGCGGTCCATGGTGTTTCCGCGCTCGGGCCAATCGCTCCGTCCCGCCGGGCTGGTATTCACCAAAGTCCCCAAGGTGATTGATGCCTTTGAGCGCGGCGCGCTGATCCGCGCTAAGGGCGGGCGGAAGTTCCTCGCTATCCCCACTGGCTTTAATGCCGCGCGTGGCAGGCGCGGGCGGGGCGAGAAAGGCATGCGCGTGACGCCGGCGCAGATGGTGGCCTCGGGCCAAGCGTTTCTGCGGCCCTTCAAATCGGGGCGCGGCTTTGTTTGGTGCCTGCCACTCCGCGCCGGGGAACAGGCCGGGCGGCGGCGCCAACGCCTGCGCTTGATTGCCGGCGGCGTCACCGAGATCGGCACCGCCCATCGCCGGGGCCGAGAGGCCTGGGCGCGCGGGCTGCTCGCGCGCGGCATGGTGCCGATGTTCCTGCTGCTGCCGCAGGTGAAGCTCACCAAGCGGCTCGACGTAAAGGGCGCGGCAGAGCGCGGCCTGCGCCGTCTGCCCGGGCGTTTTGTGGCGGCCTGGGCCGCCGAGGCAGGGAGGCCGCGATGAGCCTGCGTGAAGCCGCCCTGACCGCCCTGTTCACGCGCCTGAACGCCAGCCTGGCGGCACGCAACCCAGCGCCCGTGATCCGCCGCAATGAAACCGTGCCACAGCGCCTGCCCGCTGGCGGGCTGGTGGTGCTGCGCGATGGGGAAACTGTCTCGGAAACGCCAATCCTCTCACCCTTGGCCTTTGCCATTGAACATCGCGCGGAGATCGAAGTGCTGGCGGCGGATAATGCGCTGTTGGATGCTCTGCTGGTTGCCATCGCTGCCGCCATTACCGCCGATCCCATGCTGGGCGGCGCGGTGGAATGGGCGCAGCCCGGCAGCGCGGATGTCGAGGATGTTGAATTCGAAGGTGCGGCCAGCGCGCGTGCCGCAAGCCTGTCTGTCACCCTGTTCTTTACCGCCACCGGGTCACCGCTGGCCTGATCGCCTTCCAGGAGAAACCCCATGCCCCGTGCCATTGGCGCGAATGCGCGCCTGTTGATGATTCCCGAGGTCAGCTATGGCACCGCGCCGGGTGGCAATTGGCGGCGAATGCCCTTCCTGACCTGCAATCTGGGCGCGGAGCAGCCGCTGCTGGATGCGGATGTGATTGGCATTGGCGGCAATCGGGATACTGGCGCGCCGCTATTGGATACGGTGACGGTGGCAGGCCAGGCGGTGGTGCCGATTGACCTGATCAATTTCGGGCATTGGCTGCGCCTGTTATTCGGCCCGCCGACCACGAGCGGCACCAGCCCGAATTTCATCCATAGCTTTGGCTCGGGCCTGGCGGCGCTGCCTTCCAACAGTATCGAAATCGGCTATCCCGATGTGCCGAATTACGATGTTTGCACGGGCGTGCGTGCTGATACGCTGGAGATGGATTTCACGCCCACCGGTCCTGCCACCGCGACGATTGCGCTGCTGGGCCAGGGTTCGCTCCGCGGTGCGGCGAGTTCCGGCGGCACGCCAAGTGGCGCGGCGTTTACGGCCTTCAACAAGGCGCAGGGTTCCATCACACGCGCTGGTGCTGCGCTGGCGCAAGTGACCAGCGCGCGGATCAGTTTTTCGAATGGGATGGAGACGGTGCGCACCATCCGCGCTGACCGAAAGGTGGAGGGTGTGGATCCCGGCATTGCGCGCTGCACCGGGCAAATCACGGTGCGGTTTGAGAATACGGTACTGCTCGCGCAGGCGCAGGGCGGCACGCCGGCGGAATTCGCCATGGCCTTCACGATGGACGCCAATCGCAGCCTGACGATCACGCTGCATGAGGTTTATCTGGCGCTGGCCAAGACCCCGATCGAAGGGCCGGCGGGGGTGGAGGCGAGCTTTGATTTCAGGGCAGCGTTCAATGCGACGGCGGGGCGGATGATGACGGTGGTGTTGAGGAATCAGCAGGCGGGGGCGGAGTATGGGTGATTCCAACCACCTGTGTGGTGGAGATCGTAGTCCTTTGCAATGTTCCCTTTTGGTGCAAATCTCACCACCAACGAGCACTTTGGCAATCACGCCAAAGTGTCGCTTGGCGGAGGAGCGGATCATCGCTTGGCACCACGCCGCCCTCCGGGACCAGATAGCCTAGAACCCAACCGAATGTTGGGTCCTTCCCCAGATGCCCCGGGGAAAAATGATCAGGTTCGTATACGACTTGGGCTGTTTCACCAATGATCCCAACGACTGTGTAACAGGCAACCACGAAAGCCGAACAAATAAATGCCCTCGCTGAATATTCTTCCTCTGAAGATTTTTTCCCGTAATTCTTGCTAATGATTTCAAGCTGACTCTCGAAATACGCTTCGCTTTTTTTCTTGAATAAAATAGCTGAAAGAAGATCATATGGTTTTCTATTTTCAATCACAGAGCTTACGAACTTTGCCAAATTCGCTGGGCGATCGCCAGCAAAACCCATCTGGCTCCTAAGGATAGCGACACATTGAGAGCCATCGATTGATTTTCTCAGCGCGCACTTGGTCACCCCCTGGGGGAAGACTGATTCCGCGATATTGCCATCGCCTAGATAAATAGCGGCATGCGTGTATGGGCTTCCCGTCGCCCGCATGATCCCGCATTGAATTAAATTCGCCGTGCGCGGCCTATACAGCAGCACGTCACCAGGCAGCAGATCAACTTCTCCAACGATCATGTCTGGATTGGTTGGAATTACCATTTCCTGGCTTGTCGTGCTCGCGACCGCCCCCTTGCTACCGCCAAGCATATCGGTTGCCTCCTTAACGAACCGCCAACAATGATAAGTTAGCACGAAGGCGGCAAGTACCGCTACCAACCAGCCCACTCATTAGCCTGCTGCCGTCGGTCCACTCCCCCCCCTGTTGGAGCCCCTCATGCTCACCCTCGATCTCCCCGTTGAGCCCTACTGGCTCGCCCTCCCACGCGGCGTTCGCGTGGAAATCCGCCCGGTCACCACCGCCGTCATGGCCGCCGCCCAGGCAGCCTCCGCCCGCCGCCTCGGCGCGCTGCGTGCGGCAGAGCCGGAGCTAGACCCCGACATGGCCCGCGGTTTGGCCTTCGCCTATCTGGTCAAGGCCCTCGCCCGCCACGCCATCCTCGCCTGGGAAGGCATCGGCGACACCTCTGGCAAGCCCCTGCCGCTTTCCCCCGATGCGGTGGAACGCCTGATGGATCTGGACGACATCGCCGCCGCCTTCTGGGACCGCGCAACCTCACCAGTCGTTGCCGTGGCCGCCGAGGGAAACGCCTAAGGGCCCGCGCCGCATGGCACTTCGGCAGCGGGCCCGAATATTGTCGCGGCTGCGCAGCCATCGCGCGCGATTGCGGCGATAGCTGCCCTTACACGCAACACGCACCGGTCAGCATTGAGGCCCACGCCTGCTGGGCCGCAGGCACGGCCTGTGCTGAGGCCAGCATGGCCGGCATCACGCTCAACATCGCCAATGCCCTTGCCGCCGCGCGTGATCTCGGCGCGCAGGGCTGGGCCGCTTCGGAAATGTTGATGGCGATGCGTATCGGCATGGCGGAAGGCATCGCCACACGCGGCAGGGAGGAAACGCCCCATGGCTGACGCCACCCGCCGCGTCTCGGTGCGCCTGTCCTTGGACGACGCCGCGCGCGTAAAGCAGGAATTGCGTGAGGTCGGTGAGGCCGGCCAACGCTCCCTCGCGCGTATTCAAGGCGGCGCGGAACGGGCGTCCCGCGCGCTGGATTTGCTGGATATCGCCGTGCGCGGTGTGCAGATCGCGGGCCTCGCCGCCGGGCTGCGCGCGGTGGTGGTCGCGGGTGATGCGCTGACGCAGTCCATGGGGCGGCTGAATACCGCGCTCGGTTCCGTGGAACGCGCCGGGGAAATCTATGACAGGCTCTATCAGGATAGCCTGCAAACCGGCGTCGCGGTGCGTGAAAGCGTGGACGCCTTCGCGCGCTTTTCCATCGCGGCGCGGGAAATTGGTGCCACTTCGGATCAGGTCGCAACCCTGGTTGGCGGCTTGCAGCGCATCGCCATCGCCTCGGGCGCATCGCAGCAGGAAATCTCCTCTGCCACACAGCAGCTGGCCCAGGCCCTGGCATCAGGCACGCTACAGGGCGATGAACTGCGTTCCATCCTGGAAGGCCTGCCAACGCTTGCGCAGGCGCTGGCGCGCGAGCTTGGCGTTTCCATTGGTGAACTCCGCAAGCTCGGCTCCGAGGGTAAGCTCACCGCCGATACAGTTTTCCCCGCGCTGCTGGGCGCCGTTGAGAAACTGAATGGCGAATTTGAACGCGCGCCGCTTTCGGTTGGGCGTGCCTTTGGGCAGCTCACCGTCGCGACGGATCAATTCCTCGCCCGGCTGGATCAAGCCATCGGCCTTTCCAATACGCTGGCCCAGGCGCTGTCCGGCGCGGCGCGCGTGCTGGATGGCGTGCGGCGCGGCTCTGGCCTCTTGCTGCCCACCGAGCAGGAGGCTGCCCGCCGTGCGGAGGCTACGGCGCTGCACGCGCAAATCTCCCAGCTTGAGGCTGAAATCGAAGGCCAAAGCCTGCCCACCGAACCACGTCGCGGCACCATCCGCAGCGGCCTGGTCGGCACCGCGCAGCAACAGGCCGGGGTGGATCGCGCCGCCCGGCTGGAGGAACTGCGCCGGCAGTATCAGGAACTCGCGGAGGAAATCACGCGCGGCGAACAGGCCAACGCGGATCGGCAGCAGCGCGAGGCGGAAGGCGCCGCCGCCCAAGCCGCCGATGCACGCCGCCGCCGTGCAGGTGCGGATGCCGAGGAATTGCGCCGCGCGCTCGATGACCGCTTTCGCATCAATAGCGAATATGAGGACCGCGTCCGCCGCCTGCGTGAGGCCGAGGCCGCCGGTGGCATCACCGCTGCGGATCGCAGCCGGCTTGAAACCCTGGCGCTACAGGAACGTGATGAGGCGCTGCGCCGGATTGAGGGCACCACCCGCCGTGTCGCCGCCATCCAACCCGCTGATCGCGCGGCGGAACGCGAATTGAATGACCTGCTGCGCGAACGCGAAAGGCTGATCCTGGATAATGAGAATGCCTATGAACGCTATCAGCGCCGCCTGGAACGGCTGGGAGATTTGGCTGAGCGTGCCGAACGCGCTGGCAGGCCGATCCCGACCGAGACCATCGCCCGCGAAGGCGAACGCGCGCTGAACGAATTGGAGGAGGCCGAGCAGCGCATCAAGCGCAGCACGGAGAATACGCGCGATGCGGCGCGGGAATTGGGGTTTGCGTTTTCCTCGGCCTTTGAGGACGCGATTGTGCGCGGCGCCAGGCTGTCTGAAGTGCTCAAGGGCCTGTTGCAGGACATGACGCGCATCATCGCCCGGCGCACGATTACCGAACCCTTGGGCAATGCGGCCTCGGCCGGGCTTTCCAGCATTGGCGCAGGAAATTGGCTGAATGATATCGGCACCGCCATTGGTGGATTGTTCCGCGCCGATGGCGGCCCGGTGTCGGCGGGGCAGCCCTATATCGTTGGCGAACGCGGCCCGGAATGGTTTGTGCCGAACCAGGCCGGCACGGTGCTGCCGAACGGCAGTGCGCCTGCCGGCACCACGATCAATACCTCCATCGCGATTGATGCGCGTGGCGCCGATGCGGGGGTGGAGGCGCGGCTGCGCCTGCTGGCCGGGCAGATTGCGCGGCAGTCATCAAGCATGACGCTGGACGCCATTCGTCGGGGCGGCAGCGCTTATGAAACCGTGCGGGGGTAACAGCCATGGTTGAATATGCCTGGCCCGAGGCGCTGCGCCCGACGCGGCTGACATTCTATCTGCAGCACAATACCACGCGCTTTGTCTCGCCCATTACGCGCCAGGCGCAGGTGCTACGGCGTGAGGGCGCGCGCTGGGTGGCGCAGGCGAGTTTTGAACCGCTGGATCGCAGGCGCGGTGGTATTCTGGAAGGGCTGCTGGCGGCGTTGGCGGGCTCGCTCAATACGGTCAGGATTTATGACTGGCGGCGGGAATTCCGCAGTGGCGATCCGCGCAGCCAGGGGCAAGTGCCAAGCGGGCCATTCTCCTTTAACGACGCGACGATCTTTACCGATGGCACCGGCTTTGTGGTGGGTTCGGGCAATCCGGCGCTGGCGGCGGGCGCGCCGCGCGGTGCACTCTCAATCCAGACGCAGGGTTGGTATCCGAGTGTGCTGGCGATTGGTGCGGGGGACATGATCGGCCTTGCCGGGCGGCTCTATATCGCGACCGAGGCCATCACGGCATCCGGCACTGGCACTGCGACCATTCCCATCGCGCCGCCCTTGAGAGAGGCATTGCTGGTGAACCAGCCGCTGGTGCTGACCAAGCCGAGCGTGCCGATGCGGCTGGTATCGGATGACGAGGCCGCGAACCCAACCCGCCCGGGCGGCTTTACCGCCATCACCATCCGGCTTGAGGAGGCGTTGTAATGTCAGGCAGCAATCCATCGCCAAGGCTCACCCCCGCTGCCATTGCCGCTGCAGCATCGCCCGTCGCGGCCCCTGTTGTGCTGGTGGAGCTTGATTTCGCCTCGGGCTTTTTCCGGGCATGGACGGGAATTGGGCCATTGCATTGGGCCGGCAAGGTGTTTGAGGGCCTGGGCGCGATTGGTGCCGTCAGCGAGATCGAGGAGACCGTTGAATTGCGCGCGGTGCGGCTCACGCTCTCGCTCTCACCCGTGCCACAGGAGGTGGTGGATATCGCGCTGGCGGAGCGCAGCTTTCGCCTGCGCCCGGCGCGGCTTTGGGGCGTGCTGCTGGATGCCGAGGGCGCTTTTGTCGCGGACCCATTCCCGCTTTGGGCTGGGCTGATGGATGTCATGGAAGTGACGGATGGGACAGAGGCGCGCATTTCGCTGACTTGCGAAAGTCGGCTTGTGGATCTCGAACGCGCTGAAGTGCGGCGCTACACCGATGCCGATCAGCAGGCGGAATATCAGGGCGACCGGTTCTTCGAATATGTGCCCGCCCTGCAGGAGGCAGAGATACGCCTGCCGGCGCAGTGATGCGGCGCAAGGATTGGGCGGTGCGGCTGGCGGCGGTGCTGTCGGCGGCGGAAGCGCGCCCCTTTTACGCGCGGCATTGGAATTGTGCCAGCTTCGCGCTCGCCGCTGTGGAAGCCACAACCGGCGCACGACCGCAGGTGCAGATCTATCCATCGCTTGAAGCCTCAGCCGATAGCGCTGGCTTTCCGCGCATCGCACCTGCCTTTGCGCGTCCCGGCGATATCGTCCTTGCCGGTGATCCGCCGCGCCTTGGTGTGGTGGTCGAAGCAGGCCGGGCGGCTTTTGTCGGGCCAAAGGGCCTGATCGCCGCATCAGTTACCGAATGTGAAATAGCCTGGAGGATCGGCTAAATGCCCGTCGCCATCCCGATCATCGCCGTCGCCGTCGGTGCAGTCGCCTCTGCCGCAGTCGGTGGCGGGATCATCGGCGCGCTGGTTGGTGCCGGGACTGCCTTTGCCATTACCAGCGTTGGCGGTTCGGTCTTTCCCTCACGCCCGCCCTCATCCCCCGCTATTCCCAGCCGCGCGGTCGATAATACCACCGCCCCGGGCGCGGGGCGCACGCAATCCTTTCGCCAGCCACTGACGGAACATCAACTCGTCTTTGGCCGCATCAAGGTCGGCGGGCCCATGGTGTTCATCCATTCCGCGACTGATGATCAGGGTCGCGCCGATGGGTATTTCTACGCCGTCATCGTGCTGGCCGCGCATCGCGTGCACTCCATTGGCGATGTCTGGCTGGGCGATACGCTCGCGACCGACGCGAAATTCTCCGGCCTGGTTCGGATCGATCGCCATTTGGGCGCGGCGGACCAGGCCGCGAATGCGAATCTGATCGCCGAGACCGCCGGGAAATGGACCGCCAATCATCGCGGCCGCGGGCGTGCCTATGTCGCGGTGAGGCTCAAAATCACTGCCCAGGCCTTTCCCTCTGGCTCGCCTAATATCTCCGCCCTGGTGCAAGGCGCGAACACCATTCTGGACCCACGCAGCAATACGACAGGATGGTCTGACAATCCTGCCCTTTGCCTCGCCTGGTATCTCACCGCACCCTTTGGCTGGAAGGCATCCTGGGATGATATCGACATCCCCGCTTTGATCGCTGCCGCCAATATCTGTGATGAGCTGATCGGCACCCGCGCCGGCGTTTATGAAAAGCGCTATACGGTCAATGGCCGTGTCTCCCTTGGCGAGGGAAAGATCGCCATTACCCGCAAGCTTGTCGCGGCCATGGCGGGTGCGCTGGTGGTCTCGGGCGGACGGTTTTTTATCCATGCCGGCGGACCCGCGCTGCCTGTCACCACACTCAATGCCAATGCGCTGCGCGGTGATGTCACCATCCAGGGTAGCAGGCCGCGCAGGGATCTCTTTAACGGCGTGCGCGCGGTTTATGTGGACCCGGCCAAGAACTGGCAACCAACCGATGCACCGCCGTTGCTCGCGGCGAATTACGTCGCCGAGGATGGGGGCGAGGCGATTTATCGCAGCATGGAATTTCCGCTGACAACTTCTGTCGCGACCGTGCAGCGCATCATGAAGGCTGAATTGGAACGCAATCGCCGGCAGCGTGAGGTATCCTTCCCGGCCAATCTCTCCGCGTTGCGGTTGCGGCCCTGGGATAGCGTGACGCTGGCGCTCGATCGGCTGGGGCCCTTTCCCGCGCGGGTGACGGGCTGGCGCCTTGCGCCCGATGGTGGCGTTGATTTGACGCTGGCTGAGGAAGATCCTGCGATTTGGGATTGGGACCCTGCCGTGGATGAACGCGCGACGGGCGATAGCCCATCGGTGGTGCTGCCCAATCCCGGTGTGATTGCGGCACCTGCCACGATCAATGTGGAAACACCGGCGGGTGTCAGCTTTACCGCAATGGCCATCTCCTGGGCGCCGGTCGGTAGTGCGTATCTGTCCGGCTATGAATTGGAATTCCGCCCGGCCTCTGTGGCGGTCTGGCAGGGCTATGGCGGGGCGCTGAGTGCCACCGCGGCCTCTATCGCCACCGGCGAGCCGACGGCGTTCAGGCTGCGCGCCGTGGCCCGCAGTGGCGCGGTGTCCGGCTGGCAGGAGGCCGCCATTCCCGGTGGCGTCAGCGCCCTCGCTGCGCTGGGCATCACGAGCGGTGTGCGGCTTTCGGGGATCCTGCCGCCAGAGGTCACGCGGTTGCAGGTGTTTGAAGCGAGCAGCGCCAATCTTTCCCAGGCGGTGAAGCTGGCCACCGAACCCACTGCGCTGCCCTGGGACCGTACCGGGTTAAGCGCAGGGCAAGCCCGTTGGTATTGGCTGCGTTCTGTCTCCGCCGAGGGCAATGTCTCCGCGCTGATCGGGCCGGTCACCGCTACCGCAATCTAGGGGCGCTGCCATGGCCGCACGCATCGATGATCTGCTGGTGCTGGGGCAGAATATCTCCAAGACCGATCTGGCGAAGTATCTGCGCGACCGTGAAGCGGTGCTGCCCTTTGACTTCGGCGGGCTTGGTGATGGCGCAGCGAATGATCGCGCGGCCATCCAGGCGTGTTTTGATCGTGCGGCGGCGGACAAGAAATTCGCCGTCATCCCACCCGGCACCTGGCGCGTGGATGCTGGCGTCGTGCTCGGCGGCGGCGCGCGCGGGCTGATCATGCAGGGGGTGATTCAGTACACCGGGGCGACCAATGCGCCCGCCACGGTGCTGACGCTGGGTGATGGCGGCACCACACGCAATGGCGAGAAACTCTATCTTGGCCTGCAAGTGACGCGGCAGTTCCAGTCCAACTGGCTGAGTGAGGATGATATCGGCATCCTGGCGCGCAATCTTGATTCCTCGCTGCTTGATCTGCGCCTGGTCTCTGGGTTTACCATCGGGCTGCGCACCCTTGGCGATGGGCGCGGATTTGAGGATAGCACGCTGAACCTCGGGCGCATTCTGAACAATCGCTATGGCATTGATGCGCATGCCGCGACGGCGACGGCGTGGAATACCTCTATCCGATACTATGGCGGGCATTTTGCCTGTGGCACGGGTATCAATCCCGCGCTGGACCGCTTTGGCGTACGTTTTTCGCGCGGCACCGCGGATGCCTATAACAATCACAACCGTCATGTCTTTGACGCACCGAATTTCGAGCTGCGCCAGCTTGAGCCCAATATCGCCATTCCCTTTTTGAATGAGACCAACGGCACGGCCATCATTGCGCGCAATATGCGGATGGAGGGGTGTTCCCCCTTTGCCGCGCGCCACACCGCGGCCGCCACAGATTGCGAATATGATGTGGCCTGGGCGCAGAGCTATGCGATCGGTGTTGACTACACCCCAAGCGCGACCCGCGCCGGCAATGCCGTATTCAACCGTCACCGCGCGCCGACATCGCGCCTCACGCGGCTGCTCGCGCAGATCCCGAATATCCGCGCCGCCGCGTTTTGGCAGAGCAGCACCGAGATTGGCGTGGAGGGCGCCTGCATCATCGCCACTTCCACCACGGCCGAGACCACCATGGCAGCGCTTTCCTGGAATGGGCTGAATGGCATCGCGCCGACCGCACGCGGCCTGCTGCTGAACCCCAATCGAGGTATCGGCTTTGTTGTGCAGACGACGCATGCCAAGGAATTCGCGCTCGCGCATTGGTTGGTCGGCGGTGCTGATGGCGGGCGGCTTTGTCTGCGCTGCTTTGATGGCGCGGGCATTGTGCGGGAAAACATCGCTGGCGATGCGCTGGCATCCGGCACAACGCTGCAATGGGCACCGACGTCCAAAACCTGGCAGGCGGGGGCGGTGATGCAGGAGAGCGACCTCAATCGCCGCCAGACGGTGCGCTTTGGGTCGGAGGTGGCCTTTGCGCAAATCGGGATCATTGGCTTTGACGGACAGATTGAGGTGGAGGCGCTGCGCCTTTACGGCCTGCCAGAAGACGCGCCGGCGATCCTGTCCGGCTGCCCTGCTTTGCCCGCGGGCGGAAGGACGCTGATGTTTTCCGCCAGTTGGGATCTGCCGAGCATGCCGCCAGGGGCGACGAGCAATGCAGACGTGACCGTGCCCGGCGCGCGGCGGGGGGATTTCGCTGATGCATCGCTCGACACCAGCAGCATCGCCTTCGTGCTCGACTGCCATGTCTGGTCGAACAACAGCGTCCGCGTGACGGCGCGGAATGTCAGTGCATCGACGGTAGATTTGGCCGCGGCGCCGCTGTCGGTGCAGGTCACGAAGCGGCGAGTTGCATGAGGTGCTGCGTCACCAGCAATTATCAGGCCCTATCTCAGGCCTTTCATTCTACACCCGGCCCTTTGGGTGCCCGTGTGTGAACCGCTCAACCATAGCCAAGGCCGCCTGATGCCGTCGTGTCGGGCGAAAAAGGGGTGCCGACCGCCCGACAGCTTGACGAGCACCTGCATCGCATAGCAATATTGCTGCATCGTTAAACGATGCAGCGAGGCTGAGGCGTGCAACCCGACCTGACCTGTCTCTGGACCATGCCATCGGTCGCCACATCGCGGCCCGACGTAGACCGACGGAACGATGTCGGGGGCGTCGTTACGGGATTGCGCAGCTTGGCTGCCGCGCCCCACGCTGCCGAGGCCAGCGCCGCCGAGGTGCTCCTGGAGTCGGGCCGGATTGCCGACGGCGCGGCGAGACACGGCAGCAGCCGGGTATCTCAAGGCTTCAGGCTTGCCTGTGTCGCCCTCGACTCACGCA